CACATATTCGGTATCTTCTACCCGTGTGGCTGATAGTTGCAGTAAAACGGGAATAAGTGAGTTGATAGGGCAAACGGAGGGTACGTTGTTTTGTGAAGGTACAATTGTCGCAGAGGATTCAAGTTCAAACAGAAGAATAATAAGTATTTCAGATGGTTCAACTGCAAACGCTATTCAGATTTTCAACAGGTTGGCAACTGAAAAACTTGAGGCTAATGCCAATGTTGGAGGAGTAAGTCAATTTTCATTTCAAAGCGGAAATATTGGTTTTGATACATTATTCAAATTTGCATTAGCCTACAAAGAAAATGATATTGCTTTTTATGTCAATGGTACACAGATTGGAACAGATAGTTCTGCAAGTATCCCATCAACTTCTAAACTTGCATTTTCTCGTGGGGATGATAATTTTAAACACGAAGGAAATATAAAACAAACCATACTTTTCCCTACCCGTTTAACCAATGAAGAATTACAAGAATTAACAAAATGAGTTTATTAAATAAAGCATCATTAATACAAATACCAAGCGGCTACAAAGATGGCACGTTATATTCAGCCAAGCCAACTAACGGAGATGGAGATTTCACCTTTTCTCGTGGTTCTAACTTAGCGGCTACCCGTGTTAATAGTGAGGGGTTAATTGAGAAGGGTAGAGAGAATCTGTTGCTTCAGAGTAATAGTTTTGATACTACTTGGAACAATGTTAATGTAACATTGACAAGTGGTCAAGCAGGATATGATGGAACTAACAACGCTTGGAAATTAGTAGGAAGTACGAGCAATGTATCTCACAATGTAAATCAAGGATTTAGCGTTAGTGGCGTTGTCACATTAAGTGTTTATGTTAAGCCAAGTGGTTATGATTATATGCTTTTGTATGCAGGTTCTTATGGAGGTACATTTTTTGACATAGCAAACGGCACAACAGGAAACAATTTATCTAATACTCCGATAGATGCCAACATTGAATCAGTAGGGAGTGGTTGGTATAGAGTTTCTATTTCGGTAAATAATGCAAATGATATTGGTATTTTCGCAAGTCCTGATGGCACGAATTTTGTTTATTCAGGAGATGGTACCTCAGGAATACTTATTCAGGACGCTCAGTTAGAAGTCGGCTTAGTTAGTACGGACGTAATCACTACAACCACCACAACTGCACAAGCGGGTATCCTTGAGGATATGCCAAGACTTGACTATTCGGGTGGGGCGAGTTGTCCGAGTCTACTTTTAGAACCTCAGAGGAGTAACCTTGTAACGCAATCGGAATACTTTGATTCTTGGACAAAATTAAACGCACCAACAGTCACAACTAATATTGCAATTTCACCCGATGGTAATTTAAATGCTTCGGGCATACAAGATACTGACGGCACAAATTTTAAAAGAGTCAGTCAATCCGTAAGCGTTACTTCTAATTCAACTGTTACTGCTTCCATTTTTGTAAAAAAAGAAACAAACGAAACTAACTATGGAGGTTTAGTTCTTGATTTTACTGGTGGTACTCGTAATGTATTTTATATTATAATGGATTCAGTAAATGGGGTGGCTAATAATTCCACTTCATCAACATCAAGTTGTACAATATCGGTAACATCATTTAATGATAATTGGTGGGAATTAGTTGTAACTGCAACTGATGCTGGTTCAAATACAAATTTGGCTTATCAGTATTTTGCAACTATTGCTACTAATTCGACTGGAGGCATTGGTATTGGTGTTGGTTCAGTTAGAACTATCTACGGAGCAATGCTTGAAGAGGGAAGTTACCCAACCTCCTACATACCTACCTATGGTAGTAGTGTGACGAGAGGGGGAGAAATATTGCAAATTAATGGTATGTCAAATAATTTGGCTTCGGGAGTTAGTAGTGCAACTTTGTTTATGGATTTTGAATTTCAAAAAGAAATATTGGCAGATGCTTTAACTTTTCGAAGTAGTACGTCTGCACTTGGTCGTGGGTATTTATATGATGTTCGTATGGGTATGGCGGATTCTTATGGAAATAGTATTACACTTACTCAAAACACTCAACAAAAATGTATTTGGAGATTAAATACGTTAAGTAATGCTACCGTTTTTGCTAATGGAACTCAAGGCAACACACGTAGTGGTAATGCTTGGAGTGATGTTGATACTATTGATTTAATAGGCGGACGATGGTCAATGAAAATAAAACAAATAACTTTATTTAATGAAGCCCTAACCGATGCCGAATGTATCGAACTAACAACTTTATAAAAATGTTCAGAAAATACGAATTTACAAACGAAACAGAAGCCAACACCTACATTGAGAATTTAGGAGTTGACGAGGAAGGTAACCCTACACACTCACACTCAATAGTGAGATTAGGCAACATAGTTTTAACAGAAGGCGAATACGACGAGGAAGGCGAAGTAATAACCGAACCCGTGCTTTCTACCACCTACCACGTTGATGTACTTTGGCAAGGTGATGCCTTGAGTTCTTGGGATTCTAAGATGGTGTGGTGTCCACCTATGGGCGTTCATACCTTTGGAAGTTCAAGGGCAATTGCTGAATGGACAGAGAAGTGTAAAGAACTGCATCCTGAGTATTTCCCCGAACCAACTGACGAGATATGAAAACTTTTTTAGACGAAATAGGAATTAACATCATGCAATCAATAGCGGGTTTGTTTGGCTCTCTATTGCTATTGGGTAAGGGTTCGGCAAAGAACATTAAGCAAACTTTTTTTGCAATCATCACGGGAGTTGCGAGTGCTAACTACATAACACCCGTTGTATGTGCGGCTTTGTCTATATCCGAAACCAACTATCAAAATGGGGTTGCTTTTATTCTTGGATTCTTAGGGCTCAAGGGCGTTGAGGCAGTGGCAAAACGTTTCTTTAAAGAAAAAATAGATGCAGATAATTAACGAACTTGCCAACCTTTTAATATGCGTTAATGCGACGTTGTTTTATATCTTCGTATTTGGGCGTGATGTTAAGGCTTTGGCTAAACTAAACTTGATTGAACAAGCCATGTTAAGAGTAGGATTGGCTATTCCCGCATTAGGGGCGTTGTATAACGTCTTGACGGCTCAATACCCACCAATTCCCGAAATACTGATAAATATCGGATACGCCTCGTTGTGGACATGGGCTTCGATGTTTCATTATAATACTTTTGTAAAGAATGGAAAATAGTATATACAGACTGAACTTTGCAGAGTCATCTCTGCCTACGTTCAAGGAGAACAAGGCAAAGGGGTTCATCACCTTTGGGGCTGACAATCTCTACCCTAATACACTGATAGACCTGTTCAATAAGTCACCAAAGCACTCGGCTATTGTAACACAGAAAGCCGCTTATTTAGCAGGTGACAAGACTGAGATAATCGGTCAATCTACTGAGGACATCGCAAAGGCTCAGGAGTATATGCAGAACATCAACTCATATGAATCCTTTGATGCTCTTAAAAAGAAAATCACTCAGGATATTGAGTTGTTTGATGGGTTCGCTATCGAGATTATCTGGAATAAAGCAAAGACAGCAATCTCTGAAATATATCATCTACCATTTCAAAACGTCCGCTGTTCTATTGACGGTCACTACCTATACGCTGAGGACTGGTCAGATAGGAGAGTCAAGCCTGAACATTACTACGCTTGGAACCCTAAAACCAGAGAGAGCAAACAGGTTCTCTACTACAAATACTATCGGGCAGGTCAAGACATTTACCCTCTGCCCTCCTATGTGGGAGCGTTGAGGTACATTGAGATTGACACTGAAATCTCAAACTTCCATCTGAACTCAATCAAGACAGGATTTTCTGCTCAGACATTAGTTCAGTTATTCAAGGGCATACCTACACCAGACGAGGCACGGAAGACTATCAAGAGATTCAAGGAGAATTTTACTGGGTCTGACAATGCTGGGTCTGTTATCATTCAGTTCAATGACCCGAATGAAACACCATCTACAGTTGACAACCTTGCACCCTCTGACTTTGACAAGTTATTCATGCAATTGAATGAGCAAGTTCAGCAAGAGATATTCAGCGGTCACAGGGTTACATCACCGATGTTGTTTGGTATTAAAACAGAGGGGCAACTCGGAGGAAGGAATGAACTGATAGAAGCATTTGAGGCGTTTCAGACTTCTTATGTTGAGCCACGTCAGGACGAACTTGACGAGGTGTTGACGGATGTGTTCAAATACATTGCACCTGTTAGGCTTGAAACTACAAATCGTCCTCCTATTGGTTTGGATTATGCTGACCTGTATCAGAAGGGATTGATGTCTCTGGATGAGGCACGTCAAGAAATAGGGTTTGCCAAGCAGAAAGACCAGAAGACAGTAGTTGACCAGATTAACAACTTGAGTCCATTGGTTGCCAACAAGGTGATTGAGCAGATGACTGTGAATGAAATCAGAAACATTGCAGGTCTTCCGCCAATTTTAGGAGGAGACCAACCAAGCAAACCAGCGGCAGAGTTCTCTGAAGAGAATCCTTTCGGCTGGAATGATGACAAAGATATGGAGGTGTTTGAGCAATTCGGAGATAGCAAGGAGACGTTTGAGATTCACACATTTGAGTTTGCCTCTGCACTTGGCTTGATGATTTTGCAATTCTTGCAAGGTTCTCAGGGCTTAGTCATTGCTGACTTGATAGAAAACATCAATGCACCTGCTGATGACATTGTCAAGGAAGTAGAGAGACTTTCACAGGACAATATGATAGAGAGTGAGGGAGATGCTTTGAAAGTGTCTGAGAGAGGCTCTAATGAGTTAAGAGAGAACAACATCACGACAGAGTTGGAGGTTCGCTACGAATACGCCAAAGCATTCGGCATCTCAGGCTCTGAAATCATCCCAACCAGCAGAGACTTCTGTGTACGTTTGTCCTCGTTGAATCGTCTATATACCAGAGAAGAGATTGACCAGATGAGTTCTATACTTGGATATGATGTCTGGAGGAGAAGAGGAGGCTGGATGACAGTCAAAGGAACAAACGACCATGTTCCATATTGCCGCCATCAGTGGCGTTCACGCTTAGTAAGAAAGAAAATATAAATGGCTAATTTCGTCTATTACATATCGGTTAATTATCTCAAGGACAACACTCCGTTAAACGAGAACCTTGACGACAAACTACTTAAAGCATCAATCAAAGAAGCGCAGGAGGTGTATATCAGGGACATCATAGGCTCTGGTGTTTATAATGAACTACAAGACCAAGCCTACAACGATACTCTGACAGCCGACAATCGTACACTTTTAGACACATACATTGCGCCCTGTCTTAAATACTACACACTTGTTGAGTCAATGATGCCGTTGACGTTTAAGTTTTTGAACAAGACAGTAGCATCTCGCAATAGTGAAAACGCAACACCTGTCACAACGGATGAGTTGACAATGATTGAGAAACGATACAGAGACAAAGCCGAGTATTATGCAGATAGGTTGCGCTCATTCTTAAAAGAATACCCAGAGTTATATCCTAAATACTTAAATTACGGCACAGGATTCGATGCAATCAAACCCTCAAATACTGCTTTCTTTGGAGGTATGTACTTAGGAGGCACAGATGACGACTGCTATTTTAATTATGATTTCCCAGAAGAGAAATAAATGGAGGCTAAAAAACGAAGCCAAATTGAAAAAACTGTATGACCCTAAATCAAATAATCGCAAAGTTCAGGACTCAAGCCGAGAGTCACAAAATGGTAGGAAAGTTTGAGGTCGGTCAGGACTTCGACTTCTCTGTTGAAGAGGTAAAATACTATCCTCTGGTGTGGCTGATTCCAAACGGATTTCAGTTTGATAGTGAGAATAAACTTGTCACTTACCTGTTTACATTAATCATTGCAGACAGGCAGTTCGAATCTGGCAGTAACACAAACGAGGTGCTGTCCGATACGGCTGGGATATTGCTTGACCTTGTCACTCTTTTAAAAAGAAACTACATAAATGATGAAGACTTTCAAATCATTGCGAACAGCACTGCTGAGCCTTTTGCTGATTCAAGGACTGACGTTGTTGCTGGTTATGCAATCGACTTGCAGGTCAACACACCCTACCTCGAATCCTATTGCGACATACCAACGTGATAGTTCTCGTGTGTTAGTTATAAACAAAATCTATGCAGTGGACAAAAAAATTGACAGCATTACTCAAGTATATAGTGATAGCCTACATAGTGCTAACACCACAGAGGAATCAACAATCAACGACTTAATAGATGACAATCAGCATCAAAAGAGAGCAAAATCTACCTATCAAAAACTATCCGCTTTCAGTAGCATCTTGCTATTGTTGGCTATCATACTATGACAAATGTACACAGATTCAACCACGATTTCTCACCTAAGAAATTACTTCTCATCTCCGACATCCACTGGGATTCTCCCCATTGCCAACGTGACATCCTTAAACGTCACCTTGACGAAGCCATCGAGCAAGGAGCGGATATACACCTTAATGGAGATACCTTCGACCTCATGGGGTCGAGGAGGGATTTTCGTGGAAGTAAAGGAAGTTTACGACCTGAGTTCAAAGTAGACCACTATTTTGACGAGATAGCAAATCAAGCGATAGAGTGGTTTTCACCATATGCTGAACACATAAAAGTGGTAGGTTATGGCAATCACGAAACGGCTATCATCAAGCACAATGAGATAGATTTGATTCAACGCTTTGTCGGTGGCTTAAATATGGTTAATAATACTCACATTCAAACTGGAGGATATGGTGGCTGGATTGTTTACACCTTTGATAGAAACGGTTCAAAAGCATCATATCGCATCAAGTATATGCACGGAATTGGTGGAGGTGTAGTCACAAAGGGGGTTATTGGTCACTCACGAATGTCCACATATGTTCAAGGTGCTGACATGATTTGGCAAGGTCATGTTCACGAAGACTATGAGATGAACTATCGAGTTGAAAGAATGAACCATAAAAATGCGGTTGAAACAAAAGACGTTTTAATGATTAGGACTTCCACATATAAAGATGAGTATAAGAAGGGTGACGAATATGGAGCAGCAGGGTGGGCAATTGAAAAGGGATTTTCTCCTCGTTTCATCGGGGCGAGATGGTGTGACTTGACACCTGTCAGAATACATCAGAAAGGCATAGATAAAATTATAATCAAAGCGAGAACGTATCAAACACAATGAAGATAGACATAAACTATATATTTAGAGATGACCAAGTCGACCCCATCTATCACAAGTTAGGTCTTGAGATGGATGCCGATGAGGTAGAGATTGTTGAGCGTGGTGTGCTTGATTTAAGCAAAGTATCAGGGGCGGCTCAGTTTTATGAATCCACGCAGGTGTTCATGGACAATGGTCAGGTTTTTTATGTAGATTTGCAATACGAGGAGTTCAAATATATATGGCAGACAGTGTAAACAACCCGACTCACTACAGCGGTGAGGTCGAGTGCATCGAAGCAATTAAAAGTTCAATGAGTAATGAGAGTTTCAAGGGCTATCTTAAAGGTAATATTATTAAGTACATTTGGCGTTATGAGCGTAAAAATGGGACAGAGGACTTGCTCAAATGTCAATGGTACGTCAACAGACTTGTCAAAGAAATACAAAATGGGTAACATAAACAACGCAAACATCGACTACATCCTCAAGTGGGAGGGTGGCTTGAGTAAACATTCAAAAGACAGTGCATCATCTGATTGTGTGCCTGATGGCTCTGGTGTGCATACGAATCGCGGAATCACTTGGAAAAGTTTCAAGGCTCAATTTGGTGATTCACCTGAAGCAATCCAGCGATTCTATGAGATGAGTCACGATGATTGGAAGACAATCTACAAACTATACTGGGACGGCATCAAAGCAGATGACATTGAATCTGATTTAATTGCTGAGTTCTGGGCAGATTTTGCTTGGGGTAGTGGTGTATATGGAGCAGCAAAGCAGTTGCAGAAATTCATCGTGTCAGAGGGGTTCTCCATCGCAGTGGATGGGAAGGTAGGTAAACAAACTTTGAGTACCTTAAACAGGCTGATACACATGAAAGGTGAGTCATACGTCTACCTAAAGTCATACGACCACAGGGTTCAGTTTTTACAGCAGTTGAAATCATTTAAGTTTTTCGGGAGAGGTTGGTTGAATAGACTGCAAGACTTCCACGCTTATGCCAAGCAACAACTTTCATAAGAGCAGCATCAAAGGGGACGACCTGTTCACTGACTTTCTAAAGGGTGCAGGTATAACTCAAGAGGAGGCATTTGTCTCTGATGGGCTTGTTCGTGTTATCCAGAACTGGGGTGAACAACTGGCTGCTGAAATGAGAATCAATCTCTTAAAACAAAAGCGCAAAGCATCAGGAAGGTTGCTGTCATCTATTGCAGCACCCCTGAAAATAAACAGCCCCACAAGTTACACATCCGAGATTGTTGCTGAGGACTATGCTGAATTTGTAGATGCTGGAAGACAACCAACAAAGACAAAAGGCAACGGTCAACTTTACAAAAGCATTCAGGAGTGGATAGTTGAGAAGCGCATCAAGGATAACAAAGGGCGCAAATACACCAGTAGAAAGCAAGAGGTGAACTCATTGGCTGCTGCTATATCTAAGAGCATACATAGGAAAGGATACAAAGGGAAGCCTTTCATTGTACCTGCATTGAAAAAGGTATCGGTTCAGATACTGACAGAGAGAATTGAAAAATATATCTCTGAGGAATTGTCATAGAATTGCAATAAAATTTTATTAGTGGTTATCGTGTGGAAATGTTTTCTACCTTCGTAGGCATGGAGACAATCATTTTGCACGATGACAAGGTTGAGATAGAACAGTATTTCGTCACCTTGTTTTTTGATAGATACGAGATTGAGAACGGTATCTATTCGCATTTATCACACGAGTTCTCAGATAAGTTCATCAGACAGGTATCCGAAGAGGGTGCATATTTCACCACCGACCTGACTCTATTTTCTGATGAGGAGATACATGATGCTATCAATGACCTCATGTACTACCACCAATTAAAACCAATTCAAATAAAATTCATAAACAATGAACACAAGTAACGAAACAACAAACCTATGGAAGGCAATGTATGCTTTTCATTCAAAAGTTAATGCTGTAAAGAAGACAGCCAAGAATGACCATTTTCATTCAACGTATGCAGACCTGAACAGCATCCTCACAACTATCAATCCAGTCCTTCAGGAGTTGGGTATGATTGTCACACAGCACCCTCAGGGAGAGGTATTAATCACCAGAGTCATTCATGTTGAGTCAGGTGAATGGATGCAGTCAGAGCAGTTTTTGAGAATGAAAGACGACAACAATGTCCAGCACTACGGTTCAGCCTTGACTTATTCTCGGAGGTATGCACTGGCATCTATTTTCTCGTTGAACCAATCAGATGATGACGGCAACTCAGCAAGTGGGCATCAGGTTAAAACC